ACCTTGTGGCTCTAAAATAGTTGTACCAACCTCTAACGCAATCTCTTCGTTGAAAGTTCCCTCTTGTTCCTGTACCGTTCTGATTACATTTTCAAATGTCGTATCAAGAACTTTTGTGTTAGAGTCAAAACCTTTAACCACACCAGTATGAGTTGTTAAAGTATTAGTTGCAGAGAATGTTCCTGTAACATCTTTAAGAATAAAGTGAGCTCTTAATTCTATTTCTGGAGAATTAGTAATTGAGTAATCAAATCCTGTATTGTTTACGTTAATAGATTTAGCTGCACCTATATCATTTGTTAATGCAGTAAGAGCTGCACCTGTACCACCTGTACTTGTAATTGTAACAGTTGGTAAATCTGAATTGTAAAGTCCACCCTCTGATAAGAATATTCTTTGTATAGAACCTCTCTCTGCTGTAGTGAAAGTATCTTCTTCTAAGAACAGTCTATCATTTGGAGTTCCGTATGTGTCGTTTGTTGTAACGACTGTATCAGTAAGTAATGAAAACCCAGCATTAGAACTTGTTGCATCTGTTCCATCAAGTATGATATCATCATTTGCATTTGCACCATCTACATCTGTTCTATCTAAAACAATATTAAATGACTCTTCTGACGCAGTTGTTCCATCTTCTATAATGATTACATCTGATGTAACTTCAGAGTCATCTAGTGTCCCAGCTTCTAATTGTATACCACCACCAATTACACTGACAAAACCAGCTGCAGATTTAGTATCACTCTCTGAAGTTGTAAAGGTAAGAACATCTCCTACCTCATATCCAGAACCAGCATCATCAACTATGACTTCACTTACCGAACCACTTGTGATACCACTCACAACTAACTCTGCTTTGTTGTTTCCTAAGTTTTCTATCTCTACAGGTTCTTGGTCTGTGTGAAGAATACCAGTATTAGTAAGTGATGCAGAAGACAGTATAGCTTCTACAGTAAATGAAACATCAACATCTCTTACAGTAGAGTTTGCAGTTATTGTTTCACCGTCTTGAAATACTCCATCAATATTTGCAAGTTCTAGTTCTGTAACAGATTGTGTTCCCTCTTGAAATGTAATCGCATCATTAACAATTGCAGTAGCACCAGAAGTCTGTGCAGTAATCTTTTGATTGATAATCTCATCACCAGACACACCAGCAAAACCAGAACATCTTAAGATTGTTTCCGTTCTCCAGTCACCATTCGACACACGCAACATATGTTCTGTGGGATAGAATATGTTTGCTTCTTCTCCAAGTAATATTCTAAAGAATAGTTCGTGTCCTTCTTTTGTACCTTTAGCTGAATACAAGTCTTTAATGTTCTTAAGTAATTTTCTTTTTGATACACTAGTTGCAAGTGACTCTGGTATGGAGGTCATTAATGAAGAACGCATCTGGTCTAAAAAATCAAAGATAGTATTATCTACATCTGCATACTCTAAAAGTTGTTGTATGTTTTGTATAGGGTTTGCACGATATTGTGTGATACTTCCTTGAGCATTAGAAGTTTGTCCAGTAAATGTTTCACCAGTAATAAACTTTTGTTGTGACGATATATAAAGTCTTTTGTTTCTTGAATCTTCTACAAGTATTGTTGCAGTTGCATTTGATGTTTCACCTTTTACAATTTCACCATTTGTAAATTGTGCAGTATCTTCTGTAAGTATCCTATCACCATCTTGTTCATCTAACACATACGCAGTCGTTGTTGTTTCATAACGCACATAACTGTTTACAACTGTATATGTAACTTGACCTGCTTCTAAAAACTTGTAATACTCTTTTAAGAACTTAACAAAAATTGGGTGGTCAGCCTGTATAAAATCAGGCACCTGTCCTTCTATAAGTGGTGAAAGTTTAGTCTGAAGTTTTGACTTTTCATCTGCCATTGATTAGTATCCAGAAGAAGTAGGATAAGATGTAGTTGTATTAACTGATGTTGTACTTGCAGTTCCAGATGTTGTAGTTGTATAACCTACACCAGTTGTTGTAGTATTGTCTACTTGTCCTGTTACATTTGAGTTAATTAAATCTATTTCTAATAATTGATTACGAACTGGAACAATATCATTAGAACTTGGTATTGCAGTCATTCTTATTGCGATAGAATTAACTCCGTCTACATTTGATATTGCTGTTATTTTTACTGCGTTAATAGACACAGTTCCATTTGCATAATCTATTGTACCAGCTGCAGAACTAAAATAAGTTCTTGTACCAGAAACCACAGAGTATATTCTTAATGCACCAGCACCATCTTCATCAAAAAAATATTCTGTTGTAGTATCACCGTTAATTTGAAAACCTGTAGATGCAATAATACCACCCCCACTTGCATTATGTCCAGAGTGTGGATTATAAAATGTGTTTCCAAAATTAAGTGTATAGTTTGTAGATGTATTTAATGAAGGTGTAAAAAACTTACCCATAGTCACTGTAGTAGTATTGTTTAATATCGCAGTGTCTATATTATCTATTAGTCCAGTTAGTTGTGAGTGTCTAAATGGAGAATTAAATTGTTCTAAGTTATTGTTAGTATATGATGTAAGTGTATTAACAACTAAAGTTTCTAAATCTGATTTACCTTGAGTTGTTGCAGATGAATTATAATTAAATGTGGTATTTAAAATTATGAATGTGGTTTCTGCATCTACAATAACTGGTGTAATAGAAGCAACTTTAAAAGAATTTAAATCCTTTACTAAGTTTTCTTTTTGTGATGTTGTGAGATTAAGCCCTGTGTCAGATTTAATTGATATAAAAACTTTACCATATTCTGGTGTTGAACTTACACCTGTACTTGTATTATAACTCCCATCTTCACCACCCCACACCGAAACAGCTTGTGTATTAGGAAAAAGTTTTCTTACATATACTTTATAATCTTCTGCTGTTACTGCACGACCTTGTGATGCGTAATCTAATGGTGCATTTAATTTTATAGAACTTATAGTTTCTGGTTCTGCACCACCAGTTGCATTTGCGACTGTTGTAACTGAAATATTTGTAATACCAGCTATTGCTTCTGTTCTTACAAAACTAGATGCACCGTTAGATGCAGTCTTATTTGTAATTACATAATTTAGTTGAACTATGTTACCATCTGATACTGCAACACTGGTTGCACCATCTCCAAAATAAACTTCAAACTTACCATTCTCTGTTTCTTGTAAATAGTATACTGTACTTGAATTTGAAAGTTGTGTTATGTCAGTTGCTTTTGTGTAAGTTGTAGTTGTGGTGTCTGATGTAGAATTTTGAACTCGAACTGTAAGTGTGGTTGTGTCTGCACGAACATCTGTTAACATAAATCTTTGGTCAACATCATTACTATCTACAAGGTATTTTGTTGTTGCATAAGTTCCTTCGTAAATCTCTGTACTGTCAAAAGAAATTGAGTTACCTGTATTTTGTTTTGTAATATCTGCAATTGTTACGAACTGATAATCTACACCGTCAACTCTTGATACAAATGAAGTACCAGCAGACATGGTTGCAAGAGCATCACTTGTTGTTAATGAAACATTGATTGTTGCAACTGGAGCTCTAGGTGAACCTACTTCATATCCTAACATCTTTGCATGGGATACCACACTGGAACGAAGTGCTGAACTATCCAAGAACATTTCGTTTGCTAACATATTTGCATTGAAACCAAGATAGTGAGTATTGTATGCAAGAGTATCTAATAAAATATTCATACCAGAACCTTCAAAGTCATAGTCAGTAAATTCGTTTTGTCCTTTTAAAAATGTTTTTAAATTTTCTTTTATTTCATCAAAACCAAATTCTGTAACTCTTAATTTTTTGTCATTGATTGCCATCTATCGTAACCTTTCTAAAAATGATTCAAGTTCAACTAATTCTGTTGGTGCATTGGCTACATAAAAATAAACTGACACCTTATAACCATTTGAATCGTAGTTTGGTATTGCTTGAACACCAACAAGTCTTGCTCTAGGTTCGTGGTTTTCTATAGTATCTTGTATCTTTCTTGCAATAACAGATGATGTCATGGGTGTCATATTCTCAAATAACAAACCTCTAACATTACCACCTATCTCTGGGTGAAATGGTTTTTCATATGTATTATGTAAAATTAAATTACGAACAGAGCGTTTTATGGATTCAACATCAGTAACTTTGTTTAAGTCATTATTAGATTTACGACTAAAGAATAAATCTAAATCTTTATATTGTTGTGCGTTTCTATCACTGCCATTATTTCTTTGTGCATCATTGTATGCAGACATACCTCTACTCCTAATGTATTATTTATACAGTATCACTTACCAAATGGTAATTTACCTTTTAACTTATTCAATGCATTTGATGGTATCTTTGCAGACAACGATTTACCAGATAACTCTTTTAACACTGGTGCAACTTCAGTAGCTATAGATTGTGCAGACTCATTTACTTGTGTAATACCACCTTCTATATCTGATGAAATCTGTGCAGATGCAGAAGATATATTTGCAGATATTTGTGCTTGAACATCTGGGTCTGATAATATTGCATTTGCTTTAGTTGTTACTATACTAATTTGTGCATCAAAGTCTACATTTGTTGCTACGGTTGCAATCTCTTCTAACGCACCTTCTGCTTGTGCAAGAACACTATCTTGTGCAGATTGTATTGCTTCTGTCGCACCAGCCTTTAGTTCGAAGTTTGGACAATCCTTACATACATCAAAACTTGGTACACTTGGTAAACTACCACTTAATAAATCTGATGCACTTGATAGAGCATCTGTTGCACCTGACAACGCACCAGAGGCTGCATCTGTCACACTTGATAAAGCATCTGTTGCACTCGATAATGCTGGTGTAGCTTTTGAAACTAAATCATCAAGGTCAAAACCACCACCTGATAATGCACTTCCAAAATTATCAGTGATTGAGGATAACTTGGATTGATAATCTAATAAACCTGTTACTGTAGTTCTATCAAAACTTGCAAGTGAAGTAAGTTCTGATTGAAAACTCAATGGTGGTACAGAAGGTAACTCTGGTAACAAACCACTTACCTGTGCAGTAAGAGCTGATACCTTTCCATCTACAAGAGATGTCAAATCAGACGCAGAAGAAAATCCTGCTCCAAGTTTAGATTTAAGTGATGTTTTTAAATCACCTGCTGATTCAGTGATTGCATCAAAGTTTAGATTTGCTCCACATAATGCCATTTGTTATCTCCTATATTGCTGTTACTTCTTCATCACCAGTTTCTCTTACTGGGTCAACCGTTGCAGTGTGGTCGGTGAAACCAGTAATCTTAGTTACGAAATGGTCTTTCTCTATTCTTTCTTTGAACGCATCTTTATATTGATATGTTGCAATACCTCTATGGTTAATTGCTGTTGTTCCAGAAATGGTTGTTGCAAGTGAACCAAATGTTTCTGTAACTGAAGACTCGTAGTTGGTTGTAACTGCACCAGCAGAACCAAGACTTGTTCCACCAGAACCAGCTACGACATCTATTGAATTACCACCAACGATAGACATATCGGTAGTTGCAAAACTTGAGATAGATGCAGTAACAGAAGTAACAAAAATATCTTTGGTTACAAATACATCTTGTTCACCACCTATTGTTCTTGACTCGTTACCAGTAACCGTTGTTGTAAAGTTACCACCTGTATCACCTGTTCCTACAGATGCGATATAATTTTTAGAAATATTAACAGACTGGTTACCTCTTATCTCACACTCAAGATTACCACCAGCTGTACCAGAACCTATTTTTACTATTTCACTCTTACCAACTCTACGAATAAAATTACCACCAATATCCAGAGTGTAATCTCCTGTGACAAATTGTCTTACACTTCCATACACCGATAAATCTAATGCACCACCTCCAGAGTTACTTGCATTGATAACTACCTTTTTATTTCTTGCGACTATCTCATAATCATCATAAACAACTTTAACAACTCTTGTTCCTTGTGGGTGTATCTCTTCAAATGTTCCAGACATATGTTCTTTATATAATCTCTCATTGTCTGGTGTATCATCTATCTCAAAGATGTGACCACTCTCTGACTCTTGGACATGATTGAAAGGATACTTTGCAGATGGGTATGGGTCTTGATTATCGTAAACAGATTTAGAGTGAGGTTCACTCCATGCACCGCCAGGCACTCTTGCTGAAAACTCAGTGGAGTTTAGTAGACCTGGCCTATCTGCCATTGGAACTGCACTTGGCCCAGTTAGTCTACTCTTTCTTCTTCGTATCAGGGACTCGTGTGTTTCTGAAACAGAACCCTGTGCAAGACGATTAGTATCTGGTTCATTGATTGAATGACCAGAGTGTGTAATTTTTTCTGAGGGGTACTTTGCGTTAGGGTCATTAAACCCTTGACTTGCATCTGCAACTGAGGTGGGTTTGCCAGGCAATGAACCTATGATAAGTGGTTGTTGTTTCTCAACTGCGTCCAAGAAGAAACCCACAACCCAACTTCCTTCAACAAGAAAAGAGGGAGTGTTCCCTAGTCCTTGCATGGAAGGGTTATTAATAGAATGCATAACATGGGCCCAAGGCAAATCACTCTTTGGAATGTCTTGTAAACTTTCCGAGTTCCAACCTAAACAACGGACACGAACCCTTCCCAATTTTTCTGGGTCATCTCTGTCTTCCACGACTCCAGTGAACCAGACGAAACCGTCTGCTCCCATAAAATAATTTTCTTTCATAGTGCAATACTCCTTACAGAGTATTTAGTCCGTTAATGTAAATCAGGGTCACGGCCTAGACGCCATTTTTCTTTCTGTTCATATTCCTCAATGTGCAAGTCTTCATCTTTCCCTTGTCCATTCATTATACTCATTGTGTCTTTGGCTTGGTCGTAATCTAAAGAATCATGTAATATCACTTTCTTTATGATGCGATATTTTGTCATAGTGAAGGTTATATAGTGTTTTGTATTTTTAGAAACCGACTAGATTACCAGCAATCATGATTCTCTCATGGTCGCAAGTATGCTCTGGAACTTCGTGATGTAACCAGCCTGGAAAGATAATCATCTGACTTTCTTCTGGACTTACAAGGTAATTTGTATGAGTAAATACAAGAGGACTACACTTCTCACACGCACTTACGCAGTATGTCCAACTCCAAGTATCAGGCCAATGCGTATGACTATTGGTGTGCTGACCTTTTTCATATATCAATCCCCAAGAGGTAGATACCTTGTACTGAACTGGGTTCTGTGTTCCGTCTTCATGGGTTCTAGTCGCAAGTGGCATGAGAGATGCAAGTTGTATAGCTGCATTACCTAGCATACGAAATGCCTTTGATTGTAGATGCATATCCCA